GAGCATTTTGAAGCGCAAGCTATTCATATAAAGAAATTATTTTTTAGATATAAAGCTAGAATAGTGGTAGTTGATGGTAATGGTCTTGGTCAAGGTTTAGTTGATTATATGGTAAAAGACCAAGAAGATGAAGATGGAAGTCTATTACCGAATTTTGGTGTAATTAATGATGATGATAATATGTATAGGGGATTTAAAACTGCGGATACAGTACATGATGGAATGTATATTATTATAGCAAATGCTCCTATTAATACAGAAGCTCACACTAATGTTCAATCTCAACTTTCTAGTGGTAAAATTAAATTCTTAATTGATGAGCATCAGGCTAAAGTAAAATTAATGGCGACTAAAGTTGGAAAAACAATGTCCACAGAAAAACGGGCAGAATATCTTAAGCCATTTGTCCTAACTACTGTATTAAGAGAACAAATGTTAAATTTAGTAGAAGAAAATGAAGGTGTAAATATTATTCTGAAACAGTCTAATAGAAGTATTAAAAAAGATAAGTTTTCTTCTTTTGAGTATGGTCTTTATTATATAAAATTACAAGAAGATAAAGAGCGTGGAAGAAAGAAAAGAAATATTTCAGAAATGATGTTTTTTACTCCCTCTAAATAGGACAAAATCTGTTAAAGAAGTTTTTCTAGTTTTAACGTTCATTAGTTAGACATTTGAGGAGTTGTAAATTTTTATGAAAGCTAGTAGAGGCGAAATAAAAATATATGAAATATTAAAAAACAGTGGACTCCAGTTCGAAGAAGAATACTCGTTTCCAGACTTAACTACTTCCAATGGACGCCCTTTAAGATTTGATTTTGCTATTTTTGATGATGAAGGAAATTTAGATTTCCTAGTTGAGTTTCAAGGAATTCAACATTATCAGGCTAAGAGTAAATTTGGCGGAGCGAAGGGGTTTAGTCGGCAGAGATACAATGACACGCGAAAACGAGTCTACTGTTACCAACATAATATCCCATTAATTGTAATTCCTTATTGGGACGAACCAAGAGTTGATTATGATTATATAATGAAATTAGCGGGATACTAAAAAAAAAGAAAAGGAGGTGTCTTTTCTATTGAGCAGACGAACGGATGAAATAAAAGAAAAAGGTTTTGATATGAAATTGAATCGGGATTATAATGAGGAATATGTTCCGCACGTCCCGAAAGAATTTGAAAAAATTAAAGTAGGGCTAAAAACTCTTAGTGATGTTTTAGCTGATATTAATTTTTATAAGAAAGCGTACCCTGCGGCAACCAAGGAAAATGTATTAAGAGCTATTACTTACAATGATGTAGAATCTATGAGAACTTTTTCAGATTATTTTTATAAAAGCAGTGGTATTTATGCTCGTCTTTGTCGGTATCTTGCATTTTTATATAGGCTAGATTGGATGGTTACACCAGTAGTCCTTAATGATAAAATTAAAGAAGAAAAAATTATAGAAGGTTTTTATAAATCTCTTATGTATTTAGATAATTTTAATGCGAAAAAAACTCTTGGAGAAATTTCTTTAAAAGTTATTAGAAATGGTTGCTATTATGGATATAAAGTAACTAAACCAGATAGAGTTGTTTTACAAGAGTTGCCTATTAAATATTGTAGATCTAGATTCTCTGTAAATGGGAAACCTGCGGTTGAATTTAACATGAAATATTTTGATGATACTTTTGCGGATTCCGCACAAAGAGCTAGAATTATTAGAGTCTTTCCACCAGAATTTGCGAAAGGATATATTCTCTATAAAGAGGGTAAATTAATTCCAGATTTTCCTGGAGATACTCAGGGCTGGTATCTTCTTGATGTTAAGAATACTGTTAAGTTTAATCTAAATGGAGAAGATTATCCAGTTTTAATGTCAGTTATTCCGACTATTATAGACTTAGCGGAAGCTCAGGAATTAGATAGAAAGAAAATGATGCAGCAACTTCTGAAAATTATTATTCAGAAGATGCCACTAGATAAAAATGGGGATTTAGTTTTTGATATTGATGAGGCAAGAGCATTGCATAATAATGCTGTTTCTATGTTAGGGTCTACAATTGGAATTGACGTTCTTACTACTTTTGCGGAGGTTGATGTTGCCGATCTCGCGGAGAGAAGTACTGTTGCGACAATGGACGAACTTGGGAAAGTTGAGAGATCAGTCTTTAATGAAGCCGGTATTTCTCAAATGCAGTTTAACACAAGTGGAAACTTAGCTTTAGAGAAATCTATTTTGAACGATGAAGCTTCAATGGAAAATCTCCTTCTTCAATATGAGCTTTTCTTAAACGAGCTTCTAGAACCGTTTAATGGAAATCCAAAGAAACTTTATTATAGAGCAGAGATGTTAAATACTACAATTTACAATTATGAAAAACTTTCTGAGATTTATAGAAATCAGATGCAGGTTGGTTTCTCGAAGATGCTTCCTCAAATCGCATTGGGTCAATCTCAGAGTTCAATTTTAGCAACTGCTTACTTTGAGAATGATATTCTAAATTTGAATGAATTATTCACTCCTCCGGCAAGTAGTGCTACGACTCCTGGAAAAACCGCTCCTACAGAGAAAGGAAAGCCCGGGAGGAAAGAACTACCGGATGATGAAAAAAGTGAGAAGACAATACAAAATAGAGAATCGATGAGTTAGGAGGATGTCTATGTCGAGAAGTATTGCAACAATAGATAGCCCCGAATTCATCAATGTCAAACCTTATAATCCATTAATTGCTGAATGTGAGATTAAAGTTCTTTATGTTGGGGCAAATAGAAACCGCAGTTTTATTTCTAAAGAAGTTGCGGCAGAAATGGCTCATTCTCTTCCAGGGTGTCCTATTGTAGGACATTACAAAGAGGATAAAGGTGATTTCAGTGACCACGGAGAAAGAATTATTATTGATGATGAAGGAGTAAAATTTGAAACATTAACAAAACCTTATGGCTTTGTTGCTCCTGACGCAAAAGTATGGTTTCAGAAGTTTGATGATACGGATGAATTTGGAAATACTGTTCAAAGAGAATATCTAATGACAACTGGATATTTGTGGGCAGGACAGTTCCCAGAGGTTGAAAGAGTAATTACTCAAGGAAATAATCAGTCTATGGAACTTGATGAAAAAAGTTTAGATGGAAAATGGGCAATGAACTATAATGAAGAAATTGAATTTTTCATTATCAATGACGCAATCTTTTCTAAACTTGCAATTTTGGGGAAAGATACAGAACCATGTTTTGAAGGAGCAGAAATTACAGCTCCTAAAGTAAGTTCTTCATTTACTTTAATGGATGATGAATTTAAACACACATTATTTACAATGATGCAAGATTTGAAAGATGCGGTAGAATCCAGAAAAGGAGGATTGAATATGACGAATGAAAATCTCGAGACTAAGGCTGCGGAAGAAATCGCTACTGAATTTGAAGAAATAGCGATTGAAGGCGAAGCAACAGAAGAAGTTCTTGGAGAAGTTGAAGAAGTTCCTGTTGAGATTGAAGAAGAAGATCTAGAAGAACTTGAAGAAGAAGTTGAAGAGGAAGAAGCAGAATCTGTTGAAGAAGAGTTTGCTGCTCCTGAAATTGATGTGGAAGAGCTACAAGCGAAGTTTGCAGCTTTAGAGGCAGAAGTTTCTGAGCTTAGAAAATTCAAGCGCCTTGTCGAAGATGAGAAAAAGGACGCTTTAATTAATAGTTTCTATATGCTTTCTGATGAAGATAAAGCTGATGTTATTAAGAATAAGTCAGAATATAGTTTAGAAGAAATCGAGGCTAAATTATCAGTAATTTGCGTTAGAAATAAGGTCAATTTTGACCAAGAAGATAGGGAGTCAAATGAAGATAATCCAGCAGTTACTTTCAATTTAGATAGTAGCGTGGAGATGACTCCGCCGTTTGTACAAGCACTACGAAGTGTAAAAAAGAGCGACTAAAAAAAATAAAGGAGGATTAAAATATGGCTAATGAACTAACTAGAACTGGATATGGTCAGGTGGAACCTAACCATCTTTCAGCTCAAAGAACTGGGCAGATTTATGCTCAACTCCCATTAGGAGATGACATCCACGTAGCCGTGGATGGTGTCATCGGAACTACAGATGGAGTTGAAAATGGTCAATTTGTTAAGTATGATTATGCTACGGGCGAATGCAACTTATCAGGACCGGGCGAGTGGATGCTTGTTTATAATGAAGAAAAACTTTATGAAGTAGGTCAGACACGTGCCGATTTTGTGATGCTGGACTCAGATGCAGTAGATGGCGTTGTAGTCCCAAGAGTTTATAAGACAAATGTTGGAGATATTTATACAACTAATATGGTAACGATCGGTGATGCTGGTGTTACTGTTGTTGGAAAGATTCTTGGAGTAAGTCCTACTACAGGTGTTCTTACAGGAAGCCTTACTGCAACTGGACCTAGCGCTATGAGATGGCAAGTAGTTGAAGTAACAACCATGCCTGATGGACAAGAAGCTGTTAAAATCATGCGTCTACCGGATTCGGTAGAGGGATCATAATAGAAGGGGAGGGAAAATAATGTCTTTAGATAAGAATGAACTTTTAAAGTTAATGAAGCTTGCTGCTAACGCAGACAAGACCTCCCCGGTGGCTTACGCCTACGGCGAGGAAAAATTCAGCTATACAGAGCTGAATGAAGCGGTTCGTAATGAACTTGCAGAACTTGGTGGAACTTATAATCTGTATCGTCAGAATAAGAACACTATCTTTGAATTAATTGAGTCAGTTATTGATGATGTCCTTCCAAAGAAGGTTCTAGATCAGTATGGAATGTTTGCAGATGTGCAGACTGTGGCTCAGGGCGATAAGCCTATTTTCCGTCAGAGAATCACACAAGCATCGCGCGATCGTGCGAAGGCATTTGTGACTAAGGTCGGACTTGCTGGTATTTACGAAGTCTTCAAGCTAGACGGACAGACTGTGACTATCGAGACAATGGCATATGGTGGAGCGGCACAAATTGGTCTTGAGGAATTCCTTGATGGCCGTATTACATTTGCGGACGTTCTAGATATCGTGCTTGTTGGTCTTGATGAAGCTGTATACAAGGAGATCGCGAAGGCCCTTGTTTCTACAATCACAAATCTGCCTTCAGCAAATAAGGTTACAACAACTTCATTTGATGAAGCAACTATGGATCGTTTAGTACAAATTGCAGATGCTTATGGGCAGTCAAATATTTATTGCACATATGAATTTGCGGCAACAATGGTTCCTTCTACTGGTTGGTCAGTAATGTCTGATGATCAGAAGAATACTATGTGGAA